TAAAAGGACCACATCTGGTTCCTACAGTAGTCGAATCATACGCTGAATATCAAGCAAAGTTTGGTGATTCTTTTAAAAGTGGAAGTCAATATTATACATATTTTACTTCAATAGCAGCTAAGAATTATCTACAGCACGCTGGTAAATTGACAGTAGTGAGAATTGCAGGTGATGGTATAACAAATGCATCGGCTAGTATTACACAATCGGTAGGCACTGGTAATTCATTTGATTTACATACTTTAGCAGATGGTGTTATAATGAATAATAGTGGTTCGATAGGTACCAATGATACATTAGCATCAGCTACAAAGGATAGTATTCGATGGGAAATAGCAGGTAGAAATGATAAAAAAGGTACATTCACTTTAGTTATTAGAAATGGTAAAGATACTTCAAAGAGAAAGAATCCGTTAGAAACTTGGAACGATTTGTCACTTGACCCTACCTCAAATAATTATATAGAACGAATAATAGGTAACCAGTATAATACATTAGCTACTGATGGTAGTACTACATATTTACAATCAACTGGTGAGTTTGTAAATAAGTCAAAATATGTTAGAGTTGCTAATGTAACTCAAACACCTGATTATTTAGATGAAAATGGTACTGTGACAGTTCCAGCTGATAGTGGTTCATTACCTCAGACTGGTAGTGGTTCAATTGGCGGTGCATTCCAAGGTGGTAATGATGGTGTGAAAACAACAGGTCCACATAAGTTCTATGGTGACGCGTCAGCATCGGCTGAATGGCAGGGTTTTAATTTGACTTTAGGTAAAGCTACTGGTAGTGACCAATTCGTAAGTGCACTAAATCTAATAGCAAACGGTGATGAATATGATATTAATATGATATTGATGCCAGGTGTTACTAATGATATAGCTTCACATCTTGTTTCAAAAGCAATCGATGTAGCAGAGGCGAGAGGTGATACTTTCTATGTAGCAGACCCAGTAGTCAAGGGAGCTAATCTATCAACTGCAGTTACAGCAGCAGAAACATACGATTCTAATTATACTGCAATGTACTGGCCGTGGGTTCAAGTAAATGAACCACAGATTGGCAGAAATGTATGGGTACCACCATCAACTATGATGGCTGGTGTTATTGCATTCAATGATAAAGTTTCTCACGAATGGTTTGCACCTGCAGGATTGAATAGAGGTGGACTTGATATGGCTATACAGGCTGAGAGAAAACTAACACATGCGAATAGAGATACTTTGTATGAATCGAGTGTTAATCCATTAGCAACTTTCCCTGGGGAAGGTGTTGTATGTTGGGGCCAAAAGACTCTACAAAAGAAATCATCTGCGCTGGATAGAGTTAATGTACGAAGGCTATTAATTAAAGTTAAGAAGTTTATAGCAGCTTCTTCACGGTTTTTAGTATTTGAACAGAACAATGCATCGACACGAACCAGATTCTTGAATATAGCTAATCCTTTCCTTGAAAGTGTTCAACAAAATAGCGGTTTAAGTGCATTTAAAGTGATTATGGATGATACAAATAATACTCCTGATTTAGTTGATAGAAATGTCTTATATGGACAGATTTTCTTACAACCAACACGAACAGCTGAGTTTATTGTATTGGACTTCACAGTAATGCCTACAGGAGCGACTTTCCCTGAATAATTAGGAAATAAAAGTTCAATGTAGTAATAAAAACCCTCTTTAGTTAGAGGGTTTTTTGTTTTTAAATAATACTTTTTTTTCAAAACTTTATATTTATATATGAGTTGATAGATATGTGACGGATTTAAAAGATTTAAAAGATTTATAGGAGAACTAAAATGGCAGACTTCATTCAACCAGATGAACTATTTCCAACAGCGTATGAACCAAAACATAAAGCTAGGTTTATTATGTATATTGAGGGGATTCCATCTTTTGTTATTAAGGTATCATCAAGACCTAAATTAACCTTTGCGGAACTGACGATTGACCATATAAATACAAAGAGATATGCACAAGGTAAAGCGAGTTGGGATGCTATCTCAATTGAATTGATGGACCCGATAGTACCATCATCAGCACAAGCTGTAATGGAATGGTGTAGGCTTAGTTATGAGTCTATAACAGGAGCTCAAGGTTACCATGAGAATTATGTTAAAGATGTTACTATTAAATTATTAGGACCAGCCGGAGATATTGTAGAACAATGGACTGGTAAAAACACATTTATAACTGAAGCTGACTTTGGTGCGTTAGATTGGTCAAGTGATGCTGACATGATGGGTGTAACTGTTGGGTTACGAGCTGATTATTGGGTATTAGAGTTTTAACAATTAAATATTAATTATTAAGCGTCTATTTAAGAGTGGGAATAATTTATTCCCACTTTTTTTTATTTCTGTATATTTATATATATGAAACGGTTATTATAATAGGAGTTACACATGACAAAACCAGCACAACCACTAAGTAAAGAATTAGAATTTCCTACTGAACTTGTTACTTTACCGAGTACAGGGTACTTTTATCCGAGCGATAATTCACTCGCAAGTGGTAAAGTTAGAATTAAATATATGACAGCTCGTGAGGAGGATATTCTTACAAGTAAAAATCTTATCAATAAAGGTATCGTACTTGATGAATTATTAAAAGCTTTAATAATTGATAATGGTGATGGTCAACCAATTAATATGGATGACTTGTTACTTGGTGATAAAAATGCAATATTAATTTCAGCTCGTATATTAGGTTATGGGCCTGAGTATGAATTTGAGATTAACGACCCGACTACTGGTGAAAAAACCAAAGATTCTGTTGATTTGAACCAATTATCTACCAACGAAGTTAATTTTTCTGAATACACTAAGGGTAGCAACGAGTTTATATTTGAATTACCAGTTTCCAAAAAAACACTTGGATTTAAAATACTGACTCATAAAGACGAGAAAGAAATTGATATAGAATTGAAAAAAATGAAAAAGTTCACTAAGGCTACTGGTATTGAGCACGATATAACAACTCGTATGAAACGCGCTATAATATCTATTGATGGTGATTCGGAAAAAAATTCTATAAATAAGTTTGTAGATACTCAGTTTTTGGCTCAAGATTCGAGAGCATTCAGAACACATTTAAAAAATATTGCACCTGATGTAGATTTATCATATAATTACACAAGTCCAGATGGGACAGAGACGGAGGTACAGGTTCCTATGACCGTCAGCTTTTTTTGGCCTTCCTCCTGAAGTTAAACCTCAACTACACGAGCAAATATTCAGCCTTTGTTATTTCTCAAATGGCGGGTTTACTTTTAATGAAGTATATGGTATGCCTGTAAATTTAAGACGCTTTTATTTACAACAATTACAGAAAGTAAAGAAAGCAGAGCAAGAAGAAATGAATAAAGCTAACAAAAAACCATCACATAGTCCACCTTCGTTTAATAGATAACTATAAATTTCAATTTTATTATATTTATATATGAGTTATCCTATTCACAAATTTTCGGAGGTATATAATGACTAAAAAGAATCTTATACGGGAAAGTTTAATGACTAAGTTTGTAAGTGGTATTATGGGTAATATCATTAACAGACAACGACAGAAGAACATAAAAGCATTAGAGAATGACCCTAAGCTAAAAGCGATGGAAGCGGAATTAGCTAAATCCATTGAAAAATTTAAGAAAAGTGTAGAATCCTACACCGGAGGAAGTTCTGCAGCTTTTAGAAAGAAATACGGATTGTAATAGAGAATAAAAATGCCAAAACCAAGAGACGCCTCGGGACAATTTATATCTAATGACAAAGCTGATGAAATCATTGAAGCTGAAAAACGAATAGCTGAAGCTAAACAGAATGCACAGCAGCAAACATTCGATAAAGCTAATAAACTTGTAGATGACTATTATGCTAAGGTGGAAGCAGGTGAAAAAATAACTGATGAGCTTAAGCAACAATATTTTGACGCTATAAAAGACATTGATAAATTCCAGAAGAAATCACAAAAGGAAATAGAAGAAAAGGCGGAAGAGTATGCTGAATATAGAGTATCACAGGTAAAACAATTAGGTGTACACGAAACGGAATTATCAAGTATTGCAATTGGAGCTATTGAAGCAGCACAGTTCGCTTATAAAAAAGGTAATGATGATATGGCTAAAGGTTTTGACAAAATAACCGAACTTACTCTTGAACAAGCAGCCGCGTCAAAGCAAATTGGTTCGGAAGATTATACTAATTTAACATATAAAACTGAAATAGCAGCTACAGATAAGGAAATTTACACAATAGAGTCAGATATTCTTAAAGCTAAAGCAGCTGGTAGAAGTGACGATATGCAGGATTTAATATCAAAAAAACAAGCTTTACAACTACAAAAAGACGGATTGGAAAAGTTAGAAGAATCAGCTGAAATAATGAACTACAAACACGATGCCATCACTAAAGGTCTACAACCACTTAAAGATATGGAAAAAAAGTTTAATGATATATTACATACTGTTGGTGCTATAGTTTCAAATCCAATGGTATTATTAGTTACATTAATAACAGCTGCCGCAGCACACTTCGCAGCGACGGAAAAAGCAGCAGAAGATTTTCGCCAAGGGCTTGGGTTGACTGTTAGTGAGAGTAAAGCATTAGAAGAATCAGCTATGAATGTTACTAAAAACATGGCAGCGGTTGGACAAACTTATACGGAATCTTTAAGTGCGGCGTCAGCATTAGTAACTACGATGGGTAGTTTAAGTGCAGCTACTGCAGAAAATATTGAAATGGTTTCTAAAATGAGTAAAGTTCTTGGAGTGACTGCTGATGAATCTGCAAAGTTCCTTGAAAATATGTCAGCGACTGCTGGAATAACAGTTAAAGAAGCTGGTCACTTAGCGGTAGTTAGTACTGAACTGGCTAAAGCAGCGGGTGTAGCTCCTGGACAAGTAATAAAAGATATGACTACTAATTCAGAATCATTCGCAAACTATATAAAAGATGGTGGTGAGAATTTAGCAGAAGCAGCTGTATTTGCGGCTAAGATGGGTGTAAATATAGCGTCAATGGTAAAGATGGCTGACAGTTTATTAAACATAGAACAATCATTAAATGATGAAATGGAAGCAGAAGCATTGTTAGGTAGAGACATCAATTTAGAAAAAGCTAGACAATTAGCTTTTGATGGTAAAATTGCAGAAATGGGAGCTGAAATAACTAAACAAGTTGGAACGGCAGCTGAGTGGGAATCAATGAGAGGTCACGAGAGAGCAGCTTTAGCTAAAGCTATGGGAATGGAAGTTAGTGAGATGGGTAAGATGATTAAAAACCAAGAACTTATAGCAGACTTAGAAGCTGGAAGATTGAGTACACAAGAAGCTATAGCACAAGGATTATCATTCGATGAAGTGATGAAAGTTAATGATGTTTTAGGCCCTATTACAGAGATGAAAAATTCAATTTCAGCTATAGCTATGAATTTATTAGAAGTGTTTAAACCCGTGTTTTCAGCGATAGCACTCATAATTGAGGGTATAGCTTTTACTCTTGCTCTCATAGCTAAATGGTTAAATACTGATATTGGTAAAGGATTAACTGCTGGTGTTGTAGCTTTAACACTATGGAGGTCAAATACTCTTGGAATGGTAAAAAACTTAACTGTTGGTGGATTAAAAGCAATTAAGAATTTCGTTACTTGGTTAATAACAGGACAAAAAGCTCAAGAAGCTACAACAAAAAGTGCAAAAGGAATGTTTAGTGTGATGAAAGATGGTATGAAATCAATTACCGGAAAAGGAAAAAGTATGTTAGGACTTGGTAAGGCAAAAGTATCAGACTCAGTAAAAACAACTGAAAGTCCAACTGAAAGTCCAACTGGAGGAATGTTTAAGAACTTCGATGCTAAAAAAGCTTTAAAAGGAGCAGCTGCGTTATTAGTGGTATCGACCGCGTTATTCGTGTTTGCTAAGGCACTTCAAGAAATGCCACTCGATGTTGGACCATATATAGCAGCCGCAGCTGGATTAGGAATTATGGGAGCAGCATTATTTGGAATATCAAAGTTGTCTGGTGATTTAATAGTAGGAGCTGCAGCTATGGTAATTATGGGAGCTTCATTAATCCCATTCGCGTTTGGGTTACAAATGTTGTCTGATGTAGATTATGGACAAATAGCGTTAGTCGGAGTTACTCTGATAGCATTTACGGCCGCAGTATTTGGTTTGGGGGTTCTTATGATGACTGGTGTAGGAGCTCTTATATTCGGCGCTGGGGTAGCTGGTTTTATAGCACTTGGTGGAGCTCTTATAGTTCTCGGAGTTGGTGTCACGGCTATAGGTGGTGGTATGATGTTATTGACTATGGGACTTCAAGGTTTAGGTGAGCATATAATACCATTAGCTACCAATGTCAGTAATATCGTATTACTTGCAGGGGCGTTTGCACTCTTCGGAATAAGTTTAGTTTCGTTAGCAGCTGGACTAGCACTAATTGCACCAATGTTACCAGTGATATTAGCTTTAGGAGCAATTGGTGGGTTAGCTATGGGAGTTATGAGTTTCACTACAAGTAACGAACATTCAGAAGGAGAAACATCATCGTCAACATCATCAACATCACCGAGTGAGGGAGAAAATTTAGGAGCTAAATTAGATAGATTAATATCATTAGTAGAACAGGGTGGTGTTATTAATATGGATGGTAAAAAAGTGGGTGAAGTGTTGGGTGGTAGTATAATGAGACCGGTAGTCGGATAGGAGATATAGATGGCATTAGTAACACAAGACGCGATACCAACCACAGGATTATCAGCGAAAAAACCAACACCAAAAAAAAATAACAGTAAAATTCAACAGAAGTTGACAAGTCCACCATCGATGGGTGGTGATGATTTCAAAAATAATGATAATCGTATAGCATGGCATTCAACCAAACACTCACATCCATTGAACAATGGACTTGGAGATATACAATTTGGTAAGGGTATTCCCAATAAAACAGAATTAACGAACTGGACAATTGGTACTACTACTATTGACTACACACCAATATCAAGTAGATATAATTCGTCAAAGATACAGTCAAATTTAGGTGATTCTGTATATGAAATAATTTCAGCTGAAGCTCAACGGCGAGCTAGTGGACCAAGAACAGCAGCATATTTTTCTGAACCACATATAATTAAACGACCGCACGAAGCACCTGCTCAAGAAGGAAAGGTTGCAACTGCAGTGAATTTAGTTAAAGGGATGGCTGACTTTATGGGTCTTAAACTTTCATTGAAAGATGCATATGCTTACGGTCGACATACATTAAGCCCTCGAGGTTTATTATTCTTAGCTAATGAGACGGCTCTAACTAAAAGAATATTGGGTGCAGCATACGAAGGTCCTAAAACATTCAGAGAAACATTGGGTAGTTATAGTCCATCAGCTATCATTACCAAATTGAAAACTGGAAACACATTTAATCCATTAGGTATATACGCGTCGAGAGTACTCGGTGGTGTAGGGGCTAGAGGTATAAGAAATTACAGAAATAAAGGTGAAGGTCTTACAGGGATGTTAGCACCTACCGTAGTGTTATATAGTGATGATTTACAGACTGGTGAGGACGATATTGAAAAAGCTTATCAGACTAATATAGGGTTACATGAGCACTACGCGGATATTACACCCCACATTCGTAAAAAAAGTTTTACTAATACAGAACGACCATATGTAGATGAACCATTTATGGAACAGAATGGACCTATGTCCTGGCTTGGTATTGTAACTAATAGAAATGATTTGAGTAAATGGTGGACTAAGAGAATAAGACAATCACAGCGAAATGTAATAGATGCGGTATCAACTGACGAAGATGTTTCAGTAAATGCTGACGGTGTCGAACCCGTAGGTTCAGATTTTACTGACCATAAAATAATGCAAGATATAACTCCGTCACACGAATCAATGGAAACTCCATTTACTATGAAAGCTAATGAAGATGGTGAAACATTACATACCCGCGGTGGTGAGGAATTAGTAGATAAATACAGAGCTCATTTATATGGAGGTATTGTAGCAGCAAGAAATGACAGAAGTAAATGGACATCACAGCGAACAATAGAAGTTGATGGCCAACCTAAAAAGGTAGAAATACAAACATCATATGGAGTATCTGGTCGACCGAACCCCGGTGGGAAATATGAAGGTGATAAAATTAATTTATTAGAAATTCAACAATTAAACGATGATGGTACTGAACCAGTAACAGGTGTCCACGATTTAATACCATTTAAAATTAAAATATTAAATACAAACCAGATGATTATATTAAGGGCTTATATTGATGACATATCTGACACTATAACTCCAGACTGGTCTGAGATTAATTATGTAGGGAGACCAGACCCTGTCCATGTATATAAAGGGGCCAAACGACAATTTTCTTTAAAATTTAAATTAATACCTAATTCAAAAGCAGAACATAAAATTCTTTGGGAAAAGGCTAATACTTTAGTTGGTTTAAATTACCCTACATATGCTAGTTTAGGTAATACTGAAACGAATGCAAGCTTAGGTAATAGAATGGTAGCTCCATTTATAAAATTAACAGTAGGTGATATAATTCATGACCAAGCTGGTTATTTTAGTGGAATTAATGTCAGTTCGATAGATAACTCTCCGTGGGAACTTACACCGGGACAACGATTACCTATGTATATAGAAGTATCGGCTACATTTGTGTTTATAGGTAATCACTTACCAGATTTAGGTAACCCTAAATTTTATAATATAGATAACTTACAACAGTAGGAGTTTTAAATGGCTAATAGATATTCAAGAATTGGTAAAAGTACAGATAAGACTACCAGTAATAGAATTTATAATTCTACCCTATACCCACAGATACACCCAAGTAATTCAGATATAGTTATATTTGTGAAAGATGGTACAAATCGACTTGATTTATTAGCTCATAAATATTATAGTAATCCTAATTTATGGTGGGTTATATCTCAAGCTAATAATCTATCAGGTGATACTTTTTTCATACCAACGGGACAAAAAATTAGAATACCTGCAGACATAGAAACTATACTCAGAGATATGGACGAGTTAAATAACGCGAGGTAACTATGACAGGAAAAAATTTAAGCTCATCGTTTCTATCTTTTATCCATGAAAATGTACAAAAGACACTTTTCGGTAAAATGTCTGATTCGCCACAGGAAGGACATATAAGAGATTCTATTAAATCTACATCCACGAGAGCTGTCTGGATAAAAATGACTTCTGGTGGGTTACCCATTGACGAAGCTAAATCAAAAACCCCTGTAATTTTGATGGGTGGTGAGTTGACTAACAATGGAACATTACCAGCTGGTTTTAGTGATTTATATGAACCTAAGATAGAAGGATATGACGAAGATTATGGTGAAACATATAAACCACTCCCTGGAATAACAGGTATTTCGTGTAAAACTGAAGGTACTTATGGTTCATTAAAAAGTGCTACAATAAATTGGCAATGTTGGTCACTTAGTCAATTAGAACGATTAGATGGTCATTTTATGCGAATAGGGGGGTCGGTGATGTTAGAATGGGGTTGGAGTTTAGCCCCGGGTGAAATTATATCATTCGCTCCCACCGAGTTTAGAAAAGCAAGTACTGAGGGTAAAAAAAGAGTATTAGACAATGGTGGTAATTATGATGTTGTATGTGGAGTTATAAAGAATTTTTCCTGGTCATCTAACGATGCTGGAGGGTTTGATTGTTCAACTGAATTAATATCACAGGGTACTCCTATGATAACTTCTGGTGTCGGTAATGACGGAAGTGATATGAGTGACGCCGCAGATGAAACTGAAATGAGCGAAGAAGCCAAGCAAGAATTGAAAAAATTGGGTATGTCTAATTTTAAAAAATATGTTACTAATATGAAACTTGAATTACTTAGACACTTAAACCCTGGTACGGTAATTGATACTTGGGGATTTGATGATGGACCTACAACATCAGATGCTGACATCTATACAGGTAAAAACATTGAATATCGTGATACAAATATCCAATTTGGTACTTTGGCATTTATAAGTTGGGGTTATTTTGAAGATAATGTATTAAGTAAATATTTAGGCAGAGTTTCCGGTGACGGGCAAATAAAATATACAGTTAGGAGTATTGATGTTATAGATAATAGTGGTACTGGCGGTGATACACCATATAGTTATGAGTCGGTACAATGCTCAAATCATCCAGCATTAAGAACAGCTGATTCAAGAATTTGTCAATTTCCAGGAACCGGTGAATTGGACTACGGAGATTTTGAAATATTTAGAGGAGATGATGGGGGAAGACCCAAACTCCCCGAAGACCGAGGTTATCTGAGAAATATAAAATTGAATGTTCAATTTATAATGGATTGTTTTGACGATGTAAACACCTTGCCCGAAGGTATGGAAAAACTATTTGAAGGTATCAATAGTGTAAGTGGAGATATATTTAATTTCAGTTTACAACAGGATAGTGCTGTTGAAACTAATATGCGGGTAGTTGATATGAATGTTGTTGACAATTCAGTACAAAATTTATTAGACCCTAATATGCGAAGTACATCATCAGACCCAACTAAGGTATTTTATTTCCCAACCTGGCGTTCCGATAACACCATAGTTATAAATCAATCATTGACAGCTAAAATACCTTCAACCGCTATGTTAACAGCTATGTATGGTTCTAATAAAGTTGATGTGCAGATGGATAAAAACCCACCTAAACCTGAAGATGGAGATATTGAGTCTTTAACAGCAGTCCAACGACAGGAAGTAGTAGATAAATTCCTCAGTGGATTTACTTTACCAGATGCGTTATATAGAACAACCACAAGTTACTATGGAAACGCTTCAGGTGAGTTACCACCACCTGGCAAGTTAGCTGTAGATATAAACAGTAATATGGGATGGAGTGGAGGCCCGCCGAGTGTCGCTGAAATTAAATTGAGTGGAATAGAAAAAATAATATCTAACAAGGGGAAAGAAGCTGCTCTGTCGGCAGATGCAAAAGCAATAGCAAAAGCCAATGAAGAAGACCCGCCCGAAGAACAGAGTATGTGGTCGACCATGTGGGAAGGTGTGAAAAGTGCATCCGGTGCCATAGCTGATAGTGTAGCTGATGTAGTTACTGTTATAGATAATGGGTTTTCTCATGTGACGAGAGCTGTACACGCGGCTTTTACTGAATACCAATTAGGCGAAATACTACCAGCTTATCAGATAGAAGTTATGAAAAAGAAAATACAATTTGGTGAATCAAATGAAAACGGTGAAATTGAAAATCCTGAAGAAGGAAAAGTTTATAAAACTGATTTTATTTTACCATTAGAATTATCAATGAAAATAGATGGAATCGCTGGAATATATCCCGGTAATGTATTCAGTACTGATTATTTACCCAACGCTTATAGACCACGCAACAGTCTGCACCACGATAATTTTAGAAGTGGAGTAGTATTTATGGTAAAGGGAGTGTCACATGACATAAGTGCTACTGGGTGGACAACTGAGTTCGATGGTATAATGAGAGCTTCTATACCACCACCTATAAATAAATCCGCTCAAGAAGTTAGTCCTATAGCTAACCCAACTCAAGGTGCTTTATAAATGAATGAAGAAGAAATAAAATTATATAAACAATTATTAGACGATAAGGGATATTCGAGAGATACTGACCACGCTAAAGTATATCAACCTGAACCTACAGAAAAAGATTATAAAAACACTTTTATATTTAGATATTTTGCTAGACAAGCTAATTCTCCGACATCTCCTATTATAGAAATAAGTAAAGGTCAATATAATTCATGGGCTAGTATGGGTAGTGGGTTAGATAATGCGTTTTATATAGTACTAAAAATTATATGGAAAATTCGAGGTAATATACAAGGGCATACTGATACTCAGGGTATATACCACAAAGGTATAACTGAAGCTAATCATGATACATTACAATTGAGTGAAGAAACACTACCAGGCATACAATCGAAATTAGGGAATTTATTAGAATTTTATCAACCATAAAAACACTTGGTTTGCATGCTATAAAAGTTTTAAATTAAGGTTATATGAAAGTTATAGAAAAACAACACCAGTTCGATGCATTTATTCGGAATAATAAAAACTCAAAGTGTTACATTGTTCCTATATTCACCGACATATACAAGCATCCGTTAAACAACGCATTGTCGTTGTTATATGTACATTGTGATACAGATTTTTTGATATGCTTTGACCATAGTGAAACTCAGAGTATATCAACTAAAAACCTGGCTTCATTGAATGAGATGACTATTTACACCCATAATAAGAATGAATTGAACCATATTTATCATTGGGATAATGTAATTGATGTAGGTATGTTATATTATTTAAATACAAATAACCCACTTAGTTTTGATGATATAAACACATCAGCTCATACTTATTTTAAACAAAAGTACCACCGAGTAAACAATGTTAATAAATTGATACCAGTGAATAAGCACCTTGAATATTGTATAGAAATAAAAGATAAAATGAAAAGGGTATTGACAGTATGTGATAGCACTGGTACTTTTCTGAAATATAATGATGTAGTAATTGATAATTTAAGTTTTATAGAATCGTCTGGATTAAAAGTTAATAGAGATAAATTACCATTTAAATATCAAAGACATATCTCAAAAGATAACTTTGTATTTACACGCTATAATCCATATACATTGACAGGACGACCAGCTAACAAATACGGTGGGTTAAATTTTTCAGCTATGAACCGAAGTGATGGTAGTAGAGAACCCTTCGTTAGTCGATTTGAAGATAGTGGACTTTTAATTGAAATGGACTATGATGCATATCATCTAAGATTAATAGCAGATATTGTAAACTATGATTTCCCTGATGGGTCAGTGCACGAATATTTAGGAAACCAATATGGTGTAGATTATGAAGAAAGTAAAAAATTAAGTTTTAAGTATTTATATGGTGGAATTCCCAAAGATATAGCGACAACTATACCATTTTTTGGGTTGGTTACTGAATATGTTAATAGTAACTGGATAAAGTATAATAAGAGGTTTTCTGTCAAATCTTATATTTATAATAGGAAAATAGGAAAAAATAATTTACAGGATATGAATCCTAATAAGTTGTTCAATTATTTAATACAATTGAATGAGACAGAATATAATATGGAGGTCATTTCTAAACTACAGAAAGTGTTGAAGGGTTATGAAACTAAATTAGTATTGTACCAATACGATTCATTCCTTTTTGATTTTTGTATGAGAGATGGTAAGGAGTTTTTATTGAAGATTAAAAACACGATTGAAGGAAGTGCTAAGTTCCCAGTTAAAATATCGAGAGGGATAAATTATAACGATATGGTAAATATAACGGAGAAGTTGAATGTTAATTGATTATGATGAAATAGTAAGAGAATGGGCTTATCGAGTTCCTAATGGGAAACCAGATTTAACTAATGCCCACCATAAGGATAAATTAGTAGAAGTTATGAAAGAATTAAATTATCCATTGGAATTGTTATATGATTTACCTAAAAAACAATTAATTTTAGAAGGTGATACCTCAGCTACTACATTTTATCATGAATTTATAACTGGTGCTATTGTTGGTGGTTGGAGCCCTGGTACAATCACAACAGGTGCTGATTTGATACCCGCATTAAAATATTGTCAAGCAACTACTAATGGTACAAGTCTTGTAGGTGATGATATAAATAATAGTGTTTATACTAATAAAAGTGGAAAATCCTTTTTTGACAAGTCGATGAAACCCAAGTCAAAAATAGTTGCTGACGCTAAAAGTACTGCTATGTATATAATATATAATTTAGGTAAATGTACGGGAAAATGTATGTGGACAGGTCCAACTAATGACAGTTCAGACTATGGAGCAGCTGATATAGCTGGAGATTTTGGTAGTAAATATGGAAAAGTTGGGATTTCATTAAAATATGGAGTTGGGCAACTCAAAAATTTAACTATAGGTACATTTATAAAGACTTTAGGGTTGGGTACAATGACTGGTGATTCTTTTGTAAAGAATTATACGGGTTCATTTGACTATATGACTAAAGATTGGATAACACTTGTAACAAAATTATTTAATTCTAAAATTTATGGAGAAAATAAACAAAAAGCTAAAAATATATTTAAAAAACATTCTAAAACAACTTGGAGTGCTTATCAATCGGAAAAAATAACTGCAGATGAATATGATATATTAATTGATGCTCTCGGGTGGCCTGTACAGAAAAAGAAAGAATCTAAACATAAAACATTTAAATATTTTTGTCGTAAACTTCAAGAAAAATATCATGGTACTAAATGGAGTGATTGGATTACAGTAAGGGTAGAAGGATTTAAAGATATATTTGGTCATTTTTTAAAAGAGAATGAAGATAAAATATATAGTGGTTTGCACGATTTATTTAAGCGACAATTAAGTATTGGAAAGACAAGTATGTTTTATGCGGCCAATAAAGGTCAAACATTTTGGTTTATACCGAGTGAAACTTTATATGATAAAACTTTTGATGAAACAGAATTTACAATGGATTATCATATAAATACAAATAAATCAGATTTTGAATTTGTATTACAAGTTGGAACTGTAAGTGCAGGTGTTGTTGGTGAAATAACAGTTGTTATTAGGTTTGCTAAAGGACAGATGAATGGCGTACCAGACGCAAAATCAAAATATAAATTAGTAGCTAAAGATTGGTCTGCCATATTGGGGGCATTTAGGAAATAAAATGAGAACTCAATTATTATGCACATTCACAGAAAGTGGTAAATTAAATACTACTCTATCAACCATAATAGATGCTTATGATATTATATTTAACAAAATTTATGTATTTCAAGATGAAGATGACAGAGACCAGCTGATATGTACTTATAATGTAGATGCCGTTAATATTGGGAAATTTTTAGACAATACAATCTCGTTACATAGAAAAAAACAGACAAATAGTTTATATACAATCAATGCACTAAATTGCATAATCCGAAAATTAAACAATGGTGTTTTAGATAAATCATTTGAGATACCTTGGAATAATTATAGTAATTCATTACTACTGGTTTCCGAAGATAATGACCTCAACCATATCCACACTCACATTTATTCAATAATAGATGTAACAACTTGGAAAACACAAAAATAATCCTTGACTTAGGTACCAAAAAACCCTTATATTATATAGTATGATAAATGATAAAAAAAGGGAATATAAAAATAAAAAGACTTGTATGGCATACCGAAATGTCACTATATTACATAGTGAGACAAATAATACAAAAGGAGTTTATGAATAGAGTTGTTACAAATGGTTACAATTTAATTTCAGAAATCCTTAGGTTTGCATACCAAAAGGTTCGTATATTATTATATGATAAAAAACGAGAAAAAAACACGAAAGGATTTAATGTTTAACAACACACTAAAAGATAATAGAGGTTTTGTATTTAAAAACGCTGTCAAAAAAGCTACTACATCAACTCAATATTCGTCATTTTGGATGGATAGTGGGAATGATGAATACAATGAGTTATTTGGAGCAACTGGAGCTCCTGGAAAAGATTTAGTCCAGTTAGCTGGATATAAGAGAGCGATTGGTAATTTTGTTAATATTGTTACTGGTGAGTCTATTCCAGTGACTTTCAATAGTAATGATGTGAGTTATACAGATGGTAAGACAGTTTGTATCGGGGCAAATTTGACTGAGAAGAATTTTGATATTGCAGTGGGTTTGGCACTTCACGAAGGTTCACATATAAAACTTTCGGATTTTAATTTCCTTAAAAATCTTGAAGTTAATATTCCAGCTGAGGTTTATGTGTTAGCTGAAAAGAAAGGGTTTGACCGATATACAGTTTTGGGTCACTTAAAAACATTATTAAACTATGTTGAGGACAGACGGATTGATAACTATATTTTTAAATCCTCTCCTGGGTATAAAGGTTATTATCATTCTATGTATAAAAAATATTTTTATTCAAGAGTTATTGATAAAATGTTACTTTCATCTGATTTACGCGAGGAAACTTGGGAAAGTTACGAAGGAAGAATTATCAATCTTCATAACAATAACCGTCAGTTAGGAGCTCTTAAAGGGTTAAGAGCTATTTGGGGTGTTATTGATATTATGAACATCGGGAGGCTGAAAACTTCCGAAGATGCCTATAATGTAGCCGAAAGTATTTACAGAATTATATTAGATAATGTTGTACATAATGGTTCTTCGATTGAAGGTACTGGTAAAACTTCAGATGATGAAACTTCAGATGGAGGAACTTCGGATGGACTCCAAAGTGGAGGTGATGGTAATACAGGAAATTCAGATGAAAATTCAGATGAAGGTGGTGATGAAACTTCAGATGGTGGTGGTATTTCAACTAATGATGATGGGTCAGAAGCTAAAGAATTAACTGATGCACAGAAGAAACAACTCCAAAATGCACTCAATAAACAGTCTAACTTTTTAGATGGTGATATTAAAAAAACTAAAATGTCAAAGAAGAATTTAAATGATATTAATGTTATTGATGATGCTGAAGCGAGTTATGAAAATGTTGGTAGTGGTGACGGTGCATGGGGAGGTAATACTAACGGGACACGGTGTTTAGTAGTTAAAAAATTAACACGAGCTATTATTGAGTCAGACCAGTTTGATTGTGCTACAAAGCGTAATATGAGTTCATATAGTGTTTCTAGGTGGAATAAATATGATTTTGTTGAAGAAGGTTTAAGAATTGGAACAGTTTTAGGTAAAAAACTTCAAATTAGAAATGAGGAAAATACTACTAAATATACTCGAAAAGACTCTGGTAGATTGGATAAAAGATTAATCGCTGAACTTGGATTTGGAAATTCAAATGTATTTAGTCAGACTTTTGTTGATAAATTTAATAAAGTGTTTGTTCACTTATCAATAGATGCTTCTGGTTCTATGAGTGGAACTAAATGGAATAAAGCAATGACATCAGCGGTGGCAATGATTAAAGCTGCTGATATGACTGGTAACATTGATGTGGTTGTTTCAATCAGAACAACACATAGTCCAACTGGTAGATATTCTTCCAATGCAAGTGTACCTTTTATATTGGTATGTTACGATTCACGAGTTGATAAGCTTGTCAAAGTTAAAACTTTATTTAAAGCACTTAGTGTTAGTGGAACAACTCCAGAGGGGTTATGTTTTGAAGCTATAATGGACGATTTGATTCCAAGTTCAAATACACAGGACAGTTATTTCATTAATTATTCAGATGGTGCTCCTCAGTTTTTTAATAATGACATTTCTTATTCTGGAACAAGAGCTAATGAGCATACTAAAAAGATGGTAAGTATAATGCGAGACAAAGGTATTAAGGTTCTCAGTTATTTCATCTCTGATAATTATGATAGGGCATATGGAGTATCGTCATTTAAAACTATGTATGGAAATGACGCTGAATTTGTGAATGTTACCAATGTAGTAGATATCGCAAAAACTATGAATAAGAGATTTTTATCAAAATAATAAATTATCTAGCATCAATGCTAGAGGGGTTGGGTTTTACTCCTTTCTACCTGACCCCTAAAATATTGAAATTTTTTAAAGAATTGTTATATTTATATTGGGTACCGATAATGGTACAAATAACAATTAGTAACTAATAAATAATAAATAACACATGGAGATGTACAATGGATATTAACGCAATCAAGCAAAGGTTATCCCAATTAAAGGATACGAGTAATAAAACTTCTAACTTATGGAAACCAGCCCCTGGGACACAGGTGGTCAGAATAGTACCTTATAAATTCAATAAAGACAATCCTTTTATTGAATTATACTTCCACTATGACATAGCTAAACGCAGTTACCTTTCACCGATTTCATTTGGTCGACCAGACCCGATTGAAGAATTTGCTACCAAATTAAAGCAAACTGGTAATAAAGATGATTGGAGATTAGGTCGTAAAATGGATGCTAAGATGAGAACATTCGTTCCGGTAGTAGTTCGTGGCGAAGAATCACAGGGAGTTAGATTTTGGGGATTTGGTAAAACAGTTTATCAAGAATTGTTAGGTTTTATAGCAGACCCAGATTATGGTGATATTGCAGACCCAATGACTGGTCGTGATATTGCAGTAGAATTTAAAACTGCAGAAGAAACAGGAGCTAGCTTTCCATCAACATCAATCAGAGTCAAACCAAATCAAACTCCGATTATTGAGGACAAAGAGAAGTTAAAAGGTATGTTTGATAATCAACAGAAAATTACTGATATATATCAGGAATTATCGTATGATGATTTAAAAGATGTACTGAATAATTACCTTAATCCTACCGATGAGGGTTCTAATGAAACTGGTAATACTGGAAATCAAACACAAGAAACTACCAATCCAATTGTTGATGCTACGGAGAAAAAAGAAAAAGTAGCTGACGCGTTTGATGACTTGTTTAATAATTAAAACCACATAAACTAAATAAGTGGGGTTTCTGGTAACTTGGACCACGATTCCTTCGATGGTGTATGGTAATAGCTTAACTATAAATTCCACTTATTTATCCCATTAGGAGATATTATATGTCAGTTAGAGACGATTTAGCCAGTATTATTGCTGGTGATTTAAATAAAAAATTTAAGGGTAATAAAGTAGCATTTTTTCTTGATGGTACTGATACAAGCCCCACCGATATAAAAGATTTCATTTCAACTGGTTCAGATATGTTAGATTTAGCAATAGCCAATAAACCAGATGGAGGAATTGCGGTAGGCCGTATTACAGAAATTAATGGTTTAGAATCAAGTGGTAAATCTTTACTTGGAGCTCATTTACTAGCAGAAACTCAGAAGAAGGGTGGTGTGGCAGTTTATATTGATACTGAAACCTCAGTTAGTAGAGAATTTTTACAAGCTATAGGTGTAGATTTAGAAAATATGTTATATTTGCATACTGAAACAGTAGAGGACATTTTTGAAATTATAGAATCAATTATAATTAAAATCCGCGAATCAGACAAAGACCGATTGGTCACTATTTTAGTTGATAGTTTAGCAGCTGCTTCTACAAAAGTAGAAATGGAAGCTGATTATGGAAAAGATGGTTGGGCTACATCAAAAGCAATTGTCATAAGTAAGGCAATGCGGAAAGTTACTCAGATGATAGGTAGGGAGCGAGTGGCTCTTGTGTTCACAAATCAACTTAGACAGAAACTTGGTGTTATGTTCGGTGACCCGTGGACTACTTCTGGAGGTAAGGCATTACCATTCCACGCATCGACTCGTATTCGATTAAAGAATATGGGTCAGTTAAAAGACAAGAAAAATAATGTTTTGGGTATGAAAGTTAGAGCCCAAATAGTTAAAAACAGATTAGGACCACCATTACGCCATACCGACTATACAATGTATTTTGATAGAGGTATTGACAACTATGGAAATTGGTTAGAGAAAATGAAAGAGCACGGGATATGTAAGATTGGAGGAGCTTGGTATACTTTGCACTATAATGGTGAAGATATTAAATTTCTTTCAAAGGACTTTGAAAGTGTTCTTGAAAAAGACCCCGCTATGAAGGATTGGTTATACCACCAAATATGTGACAAAGTTATATTAAAATATCAGGACAATATAGGTATTGATGATGTAAAAGTGGATGATACTAATGCAGAAGAATGAGAGGTATTTAAGTATATTAGAAAATATTAAAAAACCGGAAGATGAAAATATAAATCTTGATGACCGGGTGTTAATAATTGATGGACTGAATACCTTCATTAGGTGTTTTGTGGTTAATCCTGCTACAAATGATGATGGTGTCCATATTGGTGGAATGACTGGTTTTTTGAAGTCAATCGGGTATGCTATTAAGATGCACAACCCTACTCGATGTATTGTAGTATTTGATGGTAAAGGTGGTTCACAACGCCGCAGAAAACTATATCCAGAATATAAAGCTAATCGCAAAGTTAAACATAGATTTAACCGAGTGTATGATTTTAATTCTATTGATGATGAGCAACAATCTATGAGGTTCCAAATCACACGGTTAGTTGAATATCTAAGTAATTTACCAGTAACTACTATGATGGTTGAAAATATTGAAGCTGATGATACTATGGCGTATTTATCAAAAAATCTATTAAAATCGAGTGAAATAATACTAATGTCCACTGACAAAGATTTTATCCAATTGGTAAATGATAGAATAAGCGTTTGGAGCCCTACTAAAAAGAAGTTGTACACACCAGAAGTTGTCAAGGAAGAATTTCAAGTCCCATCCCATAATTTTGTGATGTATAGAGTGGTCGATGGTGATAAATCTGATAATGTACCTGGTATAAAAGGTTTTGGTTTGAAAACTTTAATCAAAAAGGTTCCTAAAATATTGGGAGATATAAAAGTGACTCCTGATGATTTAATTGCTGAGGGATTTGATACTGATATAATTAACCGTAATTATAGGTTGATGCAATTAGATGATGTTGATATAAGTGGTAAGTCAAAATTAGAGATACAACATTTACTAGCCGATACAGATATAAAAATGATAAAATATGAGTTTCAGAAAATGATGCTAGAAGATAAAGCTCAATCAGCTATTATGAATTTAGATAGTTGGTTAGCGGAAACATTTAATAAATTAAATATAATAGCTACAAACCATAATGACAGATAAAATAAGTTTAAACCAGTACGGACATTCATTTCAAGCTAAACTGATAGCTTCACTATTAACCAACAGACAATTTTTGGAACAAATTGGTGATATATTAGAACCAAGTTATTTTGAATCAGAAGCTAATAAGTGGTTAGTTGATGAGATAAAAAAATATTTCATTAAATATAAGAAATTACCTACACTTGAAGTTTTAAAAATAACATTGGATTCGGAAGAAAATGACATATTACGCGTATCTGTAATAGAAGATTTAAAAAATGCATATAAACATTTCGAAGCTTCGGATTTAGAATTTGTCCAAGAAAAAACCCTTGATTTTTGTAAAAATCAAAAGATAAAAGATGCGATAATACAATCAGTAGATTTGATTCAAAGTGGTGATTACGAGAGTATCAAATCATTAGTAGATGATGCGTTAAAAGCTGGGTCAGAACGAGATATTGGTCATATTTACTTGGATATGTTTGATGAGCGGTATGAAGAATCAGCTAGAAAAACAGTTGGCACTCCATGGGAAATAATTAATGATTTAACTGATGGTGGTTTAGGGCCAGGGGAACTTGGAGTTATTGTTGCACCGGCCGGTATTGGGAAATCGTGGGTATTGAGTTCAATTGGAGCCGGTGCAGTTAAGGATGGTAAAAAAGTAGTTCATTACACATTAGAATTAAATGATGCTTATGTAGGTTTACGATACGATAGTGTTTTCAGTGGTTATGCGTCACAAAATTTAAAGTTCCACACAGATGATGTTAAGAGTAAATTAGACCAGTTAGATGGTGAGTTAGTCATTAAGTATTACCCAACTAAAACAGCTTCAGTCCAAACGATAGGAGCTCATCTCCAGCGAATGATTACCCTTGGACATGGTGTCGATGTAATTATTTTGGATTATGCTGATTTGTTACGAGACACAAATAAATTTACCACCGAAGTTAGACATGTCCTTGGAAACATTTATGAAGATTTGAGAGGGTTAGCTGGTGAGTATGAAATACCGTGCTGGACTGCGAGTCAAGCAAATCGTTCGGCACTGGATGAAGATGTAATTGAGGCTCAAAAGATAGCTGAAAGTTATGCTAAAATTATGACGGCTGACTTTGTTATGTCATTGAGTAGAAAGGTTGGTGATAAGATAGCTAACACTGGTAGGTTTCATGTTATTAAAAATAGATTTGGTCCGGATGGTGTAACTTTCCCCGCTAAGGTAAATACTAATAATGGTTCTATTGACATTTATGAAGGTAATACTGTGGATGGTAAGGAACAGCAGGGTAAAATGGACAATCAAGATGAATATGTTAGAAAACAATTGGCTCAAAAATATCAAGATTTGGGTTAGAATATAATGAAAATTAAAAAAGAAATTGATGAGTTGATATTTATAAATGAGTTAAAAATTACAAAAAGTGGGAGGTTATAAAATGGATATATCATCACAAATTTTATCAGATATTACAGTTTATATGAAATACGCAAGATACTTACCTGAATTGAAAAGGCGAGAAACTTGGTATGAATTGGTTACGAGAAACAAATCAATGCATATAAAACAATATCCTGATTTAAAAGACGAAATAAATAAAGT